TGCTGCTCGTTCAGCAAACTTGACCACCGTCACTTCTACGACTTCAACCATTACCGTGACAATTAACCGTCCACATCTCCAGTCACAGATCACCTAAATGATTGAAGCTGTACTTGATGTTGTAGGGAACACAGAGCCTGACGTTTTGTTGGGCAATGTGCAGCGATCCGTAAAAAGGTCGCTGCCTTGGTTTGATTTTGACGAGTCATCCCAAGGCAGCGTCTGTCTTGTTGGTGGTGGGCCAAGTCTGGTTGACACGATTGACCAGTTGAAAGCCCGTCATCAAAACGGCGCAAAAGTATGGGCAATGAACGGTTCTTACGATCATTTGCAAAGCCAAGGCATCATCCCTGACGTAATGGTAATGCTTGACGCTCGACCAGAGAACGTGAGATTTGTTCAGAATCCACAACAATCAACTACGTTTTACATCACTAGCCAATGCGACGATGCAGTATTTGATGCGTTGGAAGGTTACAAAGTGGTGTTAGTTCACGCCAATACGCCTGGCGTTTATGAGTTGCTTGAGCATGAAAAAGCTCGACCAGTTCATCTGATGGGCGGGTTTACAACTGTTGGCATCTTGTCGTTGATATTGGCTAAGTTGCAGGGGTTTCAGCGCATCTTTATGTTTGGCATGGATTCAAGCTACCGAAATGGCGAACATCATGCTTACAAACAAGAAAGTAATGACGCAGAACGTGTAATTGACGCTATGATTAACGATGTGACGTACAAGTGTGCGCCGTGGATGGCACAACAGGTAACAGATTTTCAGAATGTCGTAGCAGGCTTTGGTGATGTTACGATTGAAGTATGTGGCGATGGACTTTTGCACGAAATGGCAAAAGCGATGAGTAACTAAACTTTAAGGATTATCATGGCATTTCCATCAAGAATTATGGGCGCAGGCAATTCATCGTTATCGGCTCAAGTAATCTGTGGCGAAGGCGCTGTCGGCCTAGTTGCTACTGGCACAACCGCAGCAGATGCTTTGCAGCTAAACGTGTCAAACAACACGATCACGACTTCAGCAGCATCGACTGGCGTTAAGTTGCCACCTTGCGAAACTGGCGCTGAAATGATCATTCGTAATGATTCGGGTCAGACAATTACCGTCTATCCTTTCAATACAAGTACTACAATGAACGCAGCTGCTGCAAGTGTTTCGCTTGCAACGGCTAAAACAATGTTGGTAAAAGCAACTTCCGCAACTACATGGGTAACATTAACAGGGGCTTAAATTGGCTTTAGACAGCGATATTCACAGCGCAGACAACCATTTGCACGTTGAATTTTACGTTTACGACAAAGAACCGTATAAAGAAAAGCCGTTTGTTAGAATTACAGTACCAGGCGATAAAACGAACATTGTTGACCAACCCGTTCGGGAAGATCACAAAAGACGTTTTCCACGCCAATGGTTGCACTTTCAGATGCAAAACAACAACGCTGAAGTTATTGGCGTACCGTTGGAACAATGGGTAAAAGACGATCCTGAGAACTTTAACGATATGCAAATGGCAGAATTGCAAATCTTTAAGTTCCAGACCGTTGAGCAAGTTGCTACCGCTACCGATAACCAATTGCAGCGTATTGGCATGGGTGCGATGGGCTTGCGAGAGTTGGCAAGGCGTTATTTGCAAGTTAAAAACCAATCTTCTAGTCAAACTGAGATTGAACACACCAAGCAGGAACTTGCTCAAGTCAAAGAGCAAATGGCGGCTTTGATGGCTCAGTTGTCGGAAAAGAAGGTTGGGAGGCCAAAAAAAGAGGAATAAATGTCATCAACGATGCTACAGCTAGTCACCCAAGTTACCAATGAATTGGGTGTATCAACGCCAACTACTGTGGCATCGAATACGAACCAAGATGTAATTCAAATCTTGGCGTTGATGAACGCTGCCGGCTATGAGTTCTTGCGAAAGCATGACTGGCGAGAATTAACCAAACAGCACACATTTACCACCGTTTTTAGCGTAACGACTGGCGATGTGGTTGAAGATACATACACAATTACCGGCATCCCATCGACAGCTGGGCTTGATACAACGTATCAGGTTGTGGGTAACGGTATCTCAAATGCTGCTTATATTGAATCGGTTGACTCGGCTACGCAAGTAACCATCAATTTACCCGCCACAGGGACGTATTTAGGCACTTCAATCACTTTTGAAAAGGTCAAGTACGATCTACCCTCAGATTATGAATCGACCGTTCCTAGAACCCATTGGGACAAATCAAAACATTGGGAAATGCTAGGGCCTGAAAGCCCACAGCAATGGGAATGGTTGCTTTCAGGGTTTATCGCTACAGGACCACGAATTCGCTGGCGTTTGTTAGGTAAATACTTTCAGATTTGGCCTGGCGTTTCAACAAATGAGTTGTTAGGCTACGAGTATCGGTCAAAAGGTTGGGCATTATCGTCAACTGATGTTGTAAAGAATTCATTTACTGCCGACACAGATACTTGCATTTACCCAGATCGACTGATGGTATTGGCTACTAAGCTCAAGTATTTTGAGGCTAAAGGCTTTGATACTACGGCGATGTATCGCAACTATATCGAAGAATTTGAGATTGTTCGGGCGCAGGATACCTCGGCAGCTAACTTGTCGTTTGCACCACGCCCAGGCACAGTCTTGATCGGCTACGACAACATTCCTGATACTGGCTACGGGACAAACTAATGGCGAGCCGACTTGTTCAAGGTACGGCGGCACGGGTTCAGTCATTGCCAGCGCCTATCGGTGGTTGGAACGTGCGAGATTCCATTGCAAACATGGATACGCTCGATGCCGTTCAATTAACCAATTTGTTTCCCACGGTCAATAATGTAGTGTTGCGTGGTGGATACACAAAATACTCCACCGGCATCCCTACACAAGTTCAGACGTTGATGGGTTATTCAAGCGGCGCAACTGATGAATTGTTTGCAATTGCAGGAACGTCAATTTATGACTGTACTGCCGGCGGTGCGGTTGGCGCAGCGGTCAAGACGGGGTTAACTAATGCAAGATGGGAATACACCAACGTTACAACGCCTGCCGGCGGTTACTTGTATTTGGTCAATGGCGTAGATGCGCCGTTACTGTATGACGGGTCAGTATGGACAAATCCAACAATTACTGGAGTTGGGGCAAGCAGTTTAAGCAACATTGCTATATTTAAAAACCAAGTGTGGTTTACGCAAAACAATTCGCTCAAAGCATATTATTTGCCAACTTTAAGCATTGCAGGCGCAGCTAACGCAATTGACATGAGTTCGGTTGCCCAACTTGGTGGATTCTTGGTTGCCGTTGGAACGTGGACGATTGATGCAGGCTACGGCGTAGACGATAACTTAGTGTTTATAACGTCCAATGGCGAGGTTATTGTTTGGGCGGGTACTGATCCCTCAGATGCTACGAAATGGGCGCTAGTGGGCGTTTGGAGGGTTGGCAAGCCCGTTGGTAAGCGATGCCTACTAAAGTACGGCGGCGATATGTTGATGCTGACTTATAACGGTCTATATCCACTTGCTGCAAGCCTGCAATCATCCAGACTTGATCCCCGTGTTGCGCTGTCGGACAAGATACAAGGTGCATTTACCGCAGCAACGCAACAATATGGCGGTAATTTTGGGTGGGATATTATTTTTGACCCGCAACACAATGCGTTGACCGTTAATGTGCCAGTTGCTGAAGGTCAACAGCAGCAATATGTGATGAATAACATCACAAAAGCCTGGTGCAACTTTACGGGCCAAGCTGCTAATTGTTGGGCAATCTTTGACAACGAGCCGTACTGGGGTGGCAATGGATTTGTTGCCCATGCGTGGGATGACAATTACGCTGATGATGTAAGCGACATAAACGGCTATGCGTTACAAGCGTTTAATTACTTTGATGCCCGTGGGTACAAAAAGTATTTCACTAGAGCTAGACCGTCGATATTTACTAACGGCACACCGTCAATATTCATTGGTTTAAACATGGATTTTGACTTGGCAGACACGACTGCGGCGTTAAGTTTTAGCCCACAAGTATCTGCTAAATGGGACGTTGCGTTGTGGGATGTTGGCTATTGGGCTACGGACACAGTAATCACAAACAATTGGCAAGGCGTAACTGGCATTGGTTATTGCGCCGCAACACAGTTTAAATCTGCCTCTCAAGGAACGACAATTCTATGGGCATCGACGGACATTGTTTACCAACAAGGTTGGGGTGGCATATAACCCAAGGCGCTGATATAGGCCATTGGGTTGCAGAGCGAGTGCAGGGTAAGTATTTTGCAGATGGTTCGCAAGCAATTGGGTTAGAGCGTGACGGTCAGATTATTGCAGGCGTGATTTACGAGAATTGGAACAAAGCCTCGATTGTGTGCCATATAGCAATTGAAGGACGAATTACAAAAGGGTATTTAAAAGCGATATTTAGTTACCCTTTTGAGTTTTGTAAGGTAAAAAAGATTATTGTGCCGGTGAGCAGTACCCATGCAAAAAGCCTAAAATTAGTTACTAAGATGGGTTTTGTTGAAGAAGCAAGGGTTAAAGATGCAGCACCGGATGGCGATATTATATTTTTGACATTGGCACGGGAAAAGTGCCGATTTCTAGGGGTAGAAAATGGGTAAGTCAAGCGCAGCACCACCAGCACCAGATTATATTGGCGCAGCCAAGCAGCAAGGTATTGATAACCTAACAGCGGCTAGGCAGTCAAACATAATGTCAAACCCAAATATGTATACACCATTTGGGAATCAAACTGTCACTTATTCAAACCCAACATTTGACCAATCGTCATATGAAACAGCGTTGGCTAAATACAACGCAGACAAAATCGACCCAAATTCTTATTATCGGACTGGGGAAGGCGGTCAAACAAGTTTCGATCAAGCTGGGTTTGATTTAGCCAATGCAAAACGAGGCGCTGCGCCAACCCGTGAAGGGTTTATGACTGGCGGTGGTCAACCGACTGTTACCCAAACGTTAACCCCACAAGCGCAACAAACACTAGATGCACAGCAACGTGTGCAAACTTCATTAGCCAACCTTGGTGAAAGAGGCATTTCAAATGCTTACGCTACGCTGTCGCAGCCTTTTACACCAACATCAACTGAGATTAAAAAAGATTTTACTGGGTATCAAGCAGCGCCATTAGCCGATCAATATGGTTTAGCGCAAGCAAAAACAGCTGCCGATACATACGGTTTAGCGCAACGACAAATTGATACAAGTGGTTTAACTGTCATGCCTACTAATGCAGGCATAAACGCTCAACAAGCTATTTTGGCAAGACTTGACCCCACTATTCAAGCTGGTGATGTATCTTTTAAACAAGCATTAGCAAACCAAGGTTTAGCGCCAGGCACAGCTGCGTATGATGCTGCGTTTAGAAATCGTGAGATGAGCAAAAACGACTTGTATAACCAAGCGGCTCTGCAAGGCATTAACCTTGATATGGCGGCTCGTCAACCTC